AGAGTGGTGATGTTGCCAGAAGCAGCAGCATTCACGCGAGCAACGATACCTTCCATCGTGTGAAACGGCTGACCATTGCGAGTGCCCATGAACTTCTGGCCGAAGAACAGAGCCTTCTCGATCGCCATGGCATGCAGCGCAGCGCAGTCTTGCTTGCTTTCGCTAACGTAGCCGGAGCCAGCAATCTGCGGGATGGCAGCAGCAGTCTTGGTAACTGCCCACGAGTTGCGGAAAATCTGCGTGTTGTTGACGTAGCGCTCAGCGATGATTGCCACAGCCGACGGACGAACAGAACCTTCCTCGAAAGCGTTGCCAATGGTGCGCATCACGTCAGCCGCGTTGATAGCAGCCGCCGCAGTAGAGCCAACAGCACGTTGCACGGTCAGGGTGGTACCAGTCGGAGTCGCAGTAACGAGGATGATTTCGCTGGTGCGCTCATTGAGCAGCAGATCGCCCGGAACGATATCAGTGTAGGCGTTCACAGTCAGCGTGGTAGCGCCAACAAGATCGCCAGCCGTCGAAGTCACCGACGGGAAGATCATCGTCTTGGAGAAATAGCCGTGCTCGATGTTGCTGGCAGTTTCATCCTTGAGCAGCGAAGTGAGGCCGAACAGGGGAGCAGTGCCGTTAGGCATCAGGCGAGTGATAGCCTGAGCAAACGACAGAGCATTCAGGTTGGTCGGCGCGTTAGCCGACGAGAGGAGACCAATTGCCATGATGTGTTTTCCTTGTTAGGAGAGGTAAGAGGAGAAGTCAGTTTCTTTGGGACGAGCTGCTTGCTCTTCTGCTTGGCGTTTCGGCGCAGACAACACATCTGCCATCTGCATGAAATACTGTTCTGCTTGCTGTTGCACCGCATCCGGCGACAACTGCGGGTTGGACTGTGCGATTTGCATCTTCACAGCATTCAGCATAGGAGCGACTGCCGGATGCTGCAATTGTTCATTGCTGGTATTTTGCGTCCTTAGTTGATAATTCTTGATACGCGAATCCAGCGAGCTGTTCAGGCGCTCCGCAGCAGTACGACTTCCATGCTCCACAAGGCCATGCGAGAGCTGGGCAGCAGCCGCGAAGGCTTCACGAGCAGCAGCATTGATAGCCTCGGAGAATGCCTGTGCGTCGCCCGAGATTGCACGCTGGATAGTCTCTTGCGGAATGCTGGCAGCAAAGTTTGCCTGCTCCACCTGCTGACGGAATTGCGTCGGGTCCAGTTGGCCAAGGATGGGATCGGCCAGAGTGGGAATCTTCGGCGCGTTGGGATCAGCTGCTTTCGGCTTGAACATGTCCGCAAAGCTATCAAGCGGATTGACCGGGCCACCAGCGGGAGGTTGCGCAGGCTGGCCAGTCATGTTTGCAGGGTTGGCAGCCGGATTTACCGGAGTGTTCTGAGTTGCAGCAGGGCCGGGCTGCGGAGCAGGTTGCGCAGGTGCAGCTTGTTGCGGCTGGACGGGAGCTGCTTGTTTGCCAAAGATGCCGGGAAGGAAAGCCATGATGTATTACTCCTGTGTTTGCGAATGGATGATTTCAGCCATTAGTTCTTGGTAGGCTGCCACGAAGTTTTTCAGTCGTTCGTGCTCGACTATTGCTTTCACTTGGAGTTTGGGGTCCTCGTGATAGGGCAATTCAGAAGTGAGGCTCGCATTTGCGTAGGCCTCGATCTTGTTCTGCAAGTAGGCAAGGAAAAGAGGAGAGACACCAAGTGCCATCTTCTCATCTTCCGGCGTCATGTTGAATCGCATGAACGTGCTTGCAGTATCGGGTGTGAGTTGGTGAGTCATGCTTAGGTCCCCGGTTGATTCATTGCAGCAGGCGGAGCCGTATTCTGGGCAGCGCTCATCTGGCTAACCTGCTGCAGGAATTGGTTCTGCTGTTCAGGATTGCGCTTGAAATCTTCCAGCCAATAAGCACCACGGAGCTTCATAAAGTAGAGGAACATTCCAAGGATATCGTATTCCGACTGAACTGCAGGAATTGCCTGAGCCGTTTGCAGGAACACCATAAGCATGTCAGAGTTCATCAGGCGGTCAGCAGGAAGATTGCCATCCGTCATCTTGAATTCTAGCATCGCCTTCCTCAATTCTACAGGATCAACATCCACTGTCTTGCGCTCGTTCCTGTTGAGGATCGTGCCGGCCGATTGGTATTGCAGAGTGTTGGCCTTGACAGTTTCCTTGACAGGCGTCATGAACTGATTTTCAATTGTCAGGGCACAGAGCTGTTGCCGCGAGCTGCTGTTCGCCATGACTTCTTGGAATTCAGTCTTCGTCTTGTTTCCAGGCTGGAACTGCCCCCTGTCTACTTTGTTCTGGCCCGTTGCCTGATCCGCCATTGCACTGATCATTTCAGACATCTGAATGTTCGTGCCACTGTTGTCTTCCCGGTAGGGGATCTGGTAAATGGCCCGCGCGATGGCGTTATCATCCTTGCCAATGTTAGCATTTCGCAAGGGGATGCGAGAGACCGAGGAAACAGGATCAATGTCCTTCTTGTCAATCAGGCGAGGATTGTAGACTAGCCGGTCAAAGATCAGTCGGCGCTTCGACTCAAGAGACACGTTCCAGAGTGCAGAACTCATATCTTGGAACGGCAACGCATTGTCCAGCATGGATTGCGTCTGGTAGCCAAGGCCATCTTCATACGGCTGCATGATAAAGCAAGGCAGACTGTCGTATGCAACGTTGAGCTCTTCAACGAAGATGACAGTCGACCAGTTAATGATTATGCCATGGTACATCTTGACTTGGTTGCCACGCGAGCCAAAATCTGACGGCAGCGCCCGGCAATAGAAATGGGTCAGGACGTAGTGATCCTTATAGGAGAGCTTGCTAGTCGAGCCTTGAGACAAGCCCATCCATTGGCCCCAGTTGTTTCCGCCAATGTTCACCGTCGAAAGATCAAGATACTTGTTGATCTCAGGAGTGTAATAGGACATGGCACTGGATTCATCTTGGCCACTGCCTGCAAAAGAGGAATTGAAGGCCTCGGTTGCAGAGGTAGTCTTGTCGCTGTCGAGGAGGGACAGCAGGCGCTTGAGTTGGACGCGGGAGATAACTTCATTCCAGCCGAAATACTCTCCATCACTGTGGAGATCCGCAGGAGCTACAGTCATGTCCATGAACGTATTGTAGGGATCTACACGCTTGATGCAGTTTCCACCGTAGCTGTACTCTTTGATAGCAGCTAGGCCAGCACTAGAGATGTTGGTGTCAGTGACTACAGATTTGAGAGGAGTCTTTTTCCAATAGACGCAGGCAGCGGCAAAGTTGTATTTGAAGCCGTCCCGGAAAATCTTGAGCAGTTCGCGGGGCCACCCATAGCGTACAGACTGGTCGCCGAGCACGGTCTCAAACTGCATTGCCGCGCTCATATTATCTGGAGTGGAGACGACGCCAAAGATAGGATGTGAGGTGAGGAAGATGCCAGCTTGATAGGCTACTGCGCTCTCAATCTGGGGCATGATGATGGGAACAGTAATGTCCTGCAGTTTGCGGGCATCACCTTGCATGTTGGCACGGACAGCTTTGATATGCTCTGCCGTCGTGTTCAGTTGGCGCTGGTAGGCACGGTCACGATAGCGCAAGAGTGCACGGAAGTCTGACAGGCTGGAACCTGCACGCTCAGCACAGTCTCTAGCATAATGCAAGAACTCTTGACGCTGAGACAGGTTCAGAGTGTTGACGATGGAAATCTTTGGATCGGCCATGGGTGGCTCCTTGGAGGGTAAGTCAGAACGGTAGTGCTAGTGTATCGGCGTGCGCAGATTCTGTTGGTTCCGAATCTACATCGAAAATGTTCTTCACAATGAGTTCTGGGTACTCCTGTAAGATTTCATCTACATAGCCGATGGGGTCAATGATATCGTCTGTGTTGTTAATTTTGAGTGGGTTCCATTCCATGATCTGTGTGAGGACCTTTGAGCGAACTTCGGGAGAGAGTAAGATTTCTCCTTTAAGGAGTTGCAGGAGGCCGCGTTTGATGCGGTTATTTTTAGCTTGTCCTTTTGGGGAAAGCTCTACGAAATAGAAGCCAGAGATACCCTCCTGTTCGCAGTAGTGATCGAACCAGAACAGGAGAGTTGATTGGTAAGCTACACCTTCCACTGCGATCAGGCGAGTTCCACGCTTTAGGCCAAGGGCAATAGCAGCCTTAATGGTCTCTAAAGGAGTGAATGTTCCAGCCTCCAGCCCATCAAAAATGGGCTTACCATCACAGACGCTGTAATGGGAGATAGTGCAGTCGTCGCCTTGTTTCTTCCCGGAGGATGGGTCAATGATAATGAAGGAGCCCTCAGGGTCTGCATCCTCATAATAGTGCGGAAGGAGCGGTATTTTGTTGATGTCAATGCCGCTGGCTGAGGCAATGTCGGTGGAGTTTAGGATCTCTGAAATGAAGATTTCCGCGTGGCCCATTTCTGCGTCAGACTGGTACTCACTGAGGAGCTCTTCTGCCGGCCGCAATTCCTCCCACAGACTGGAGCCATCAGCAAGCAAGCCACCTACAATGAATGAGGTCCACTGAGTATTGTGCTTGAGCTTCTCAAGAATGCAGTTTTGCGGATACATGTTACCTACGTAGATGTAGGTGCAGCCGCTATTACTGCGGGCCTTCATCAGCGTGCCAAGGATCCACTTGAGCAGCTGATCGCTGAGTTCCTTATTCTCACTAGTTTCCCGTTTCTGTACGTCGTCCATAATAATTACGTCTGGACGCTTGTTCTTCCGGTTGATACCACGAACTGCTGTACCTGCACCAATGGCACGGAGGATGATCGGCCGGCCGCGAAAATGGAATACCTTGAGAGCTTGAGTATCTACCTCAATTGAGGCCTGCCAATTGCCAAATAGTTTCCGGATGTTTGGAGAGCCAAGTAGATCACAAATGTCAGACAGTGTGTTGACTGCAAGATCTTCAGAGGCTCCAACAATGAGGATGAATTGCTTTGGAGAGAAGAGTATGTACCAGAGACACAGGAGCTTGATGAATGTAGTCTTTGCAAATCCTCGAGGAATGCCAATTGCGTACCGTTCAAGTTTATCCTTGAATGAGGTAAGCATGTGGAAGAGTGTGATGAAGAATGGAGGAAATGAGAGTGTGAACTCATCAGGAGCTGCCAGCATCCCGAGGAAGTTTAAGTCTTGACGAGTTAACTCTGCTGCCTCTTGCGATGACGTTTGTAGCTCAGTGGTTTCATTCATAGCCTTTCCTATAGATGTGCGCCCCTATACTAGCGGGCGCGCGAGAGAGGTTAGGCGCCCAACTCTATGTTATGTGTCTGCGCCATCGCGGCATCAATCGCCTCGTCCAGTGATGGGCCGGTTCCAAGCTTTTCCCACTCCCGGTCATTCACAGGGCCGGTCACGCGGAACACCTCAAACTCCAGCCCTTCCTCTTCGTAGCGAACCCCATACTCGACATCCCGGTTCGCTTTCAGCCAGCGGTAATGTTCGGCGTCCTTACGCTGCTGCTCCATCGCGCGAGGAGCGGTGTTATCCGCAAAGGCTGCGATGCGCTCGCCGAGCACTGCCGAATATCCATCCATGAACCGCGCTTGATTGCGCAGGCGGGAGCGCTCTGCTTCCGACAAATCGGCAAAAACTGGTGTCTGGAAGAATGCAATCAGTTTCACCAGCTTCTCGTCCAGGTCGGCCTTCTCGGTAACCACGCGCTGCTGATGTGGCTGCAGCCCTTCAGCCGGCTCGTCGGCGGTGACGTGCTCAAACATCTGCCGGGCCTGAGCCGCCGTCAGCAGGTTCGTGCCAGTCGGCCAGTGTGGGGAACTAGGTGTGATGTGGCCGGGGTTGAATGTCGTGCCGGCGTCAGGCCCGAAGTCATCAGGCAGTTTCCACCCGAGGAAGCGACCCACCATCCTGTCGATATTGCTCATGTCATTCTCCATATAAACTGCCGGATACCCGGCGTGCAAGTTGATCCCCGGGGCGCGAGGGGGATTAGTTTTCCGGCGGAATCTCGACCGCGCCGATTGCCGGTCGCGCCCGGAACGGATTGCCGTAGTAGTCCCAAGCCACCCCGGCCGGCGAGCAGGCCACTCGTGGTAGTGACGCAGTTCGCTCTCATGCCGGGCGCGCAGATGCCCGAATCGCGCGCATCGCATCCGAGAATGGCAGCACACGCAGCTTGCCCGCCTCGACCTCGGCAGCGAGTTTTTCTGCCACCTCCTTCAGCGTCGAGAAATTGATATCGTTACCACTTGCCCCGCTCATAACAATATCGTGCATCGAAATTCCGGACCAACCCCCATGGGATTTGATTTTCTCAACCAAATCCGTGATTGAGCTTGCCGTGGTGCCCGACGACATGATGACGCTTTTCGTAATGAGCGTCTGTCGCTCACCGCCACAGCCATAGAACGAGCCCTGGAATGATGCCAACTGGCGCACACCCAGCATCCCAGCATCGCGCAGCGCGCGCGAGATGTTAATTCGGCGCGAATACGGCTGCGCGCTGTCTAGTCCGTTTGTATACGGAACTACACCATAGCCAAGTCCGCGTGTGGCGCCTAGCTCGCGGAGCCACCCCCAGAATCCCTCGATGTCTGCACGGATCAGCGCGTATTCGTGACCATCAGGGTATTTGATCACGTTATCCCATCCAACGGTCGCACCGGCTCCGGTGTGATAAATGAACTCGTGCCCGCCCTCGTACATTTTTACGAGATTCGCCAGCGGAATCGTGCCAGGCTGGTTGTTTTGCACCCAGGGGAGGACGATCGCCATGCTTGCGCGCAGCCCGAGCGCCTGAAAAATAGGTCGTGCATACTTCCACTGGCCCGAATATTGCCCGTCCATGAACAGCGAGATTATGGGGCGCGGGTCACGAATGGGGTCACTTACGATAGGCCCTACATATACTGGTATATCGATTGCGACACCTGCGGGCTTCGTCATCACAAGGGTTATGGTCTGGACCTCCTCTGTCGAGACTTTTCCCCATTCAGCCGTGCCACCGATGTGGTTTCCTGGGTTGGTGTCGTTTATTTCCCCGTAGCAAAGAGCACCCGAGTCGAACCACTCCCCGAGAGCATATGATCCGTTCACGGACATTTTGATTCGATGCGTTTTTGATTCCGAGTAGTTGAGCCATAGTTGGATCTCTCGTCCGGCCCCTCCGGTCACTGCGGGGTCGCCCGGATCGACCGCATACGTAATCCGTTTTGCGCCGCCAAAAAAAGTCGGAGGTACGGTGATGGGGCACACAAGCGTTGCAGCGGCCTCTGCTGTGGCGACTATCCGCAGGGCTGTTTTGCCGGCATATGTGCGCGACGGGTCTTTTGTGACGGTCCATCCCGATGTCGCCGCGCCAATCGTAGCGCCATCCCAGTCGATTAGCACCGTGCCGCACCCCGGCGGCGCCACATCCAGGCCGTTACCCGCGAGCGGGTCGTGCTCGCCAGCCGCCAATCTAACCACCTCACCCGGGCCGATTACCGCGGTGACCGTAGTTTCGCTCTTGTCTACAAGGTCTCCCATTCGCACATATCCAGTATCTCCACTTTCAGGATCATAAACAGACACGAAAGTGCTGTCTCCAAGAACCTCTTTAGGAACAAATTTAGTCATTGGTATATCTCCTTATTTAGAGCATATCGGGCGACAGCTCAGTTGGTAGCTTACGAGAAACTAGGATTTTGGGAACACTCAAATTCTCAAGCCGCGCTGCAGCTTTCTCCAGTTCCGTGATTTTGGGAAGCATGGAGCCAGTAGCCCGTGCAGACAGGATATCGTCAAGGGTCTTGGGAGTAGCTGAAATCATGGTTTGTCCCTCCACTTCAATAATTTCATTCTTGGTGTTTGTAATATAGCGCGGGATTGCAGCCTGCGGCAGGGTGAGGGCTACAGTTACAGACACGTTATGCTCAGTCTGAGCAAATTGATCTTTGCGCCTGCGGGCACCATTCAGGATGCGGAATGCAGCCAGCGCCTGGCCCATATTTGCAAATGGCAGATTCTTCTCAATCTTCTCAAGTGCAAGAGCCTCAGCCCGCTCGAGAGTATTGTCAAACTCTGAGTCTGCAACTACATGTCCGGCTCGCGCCTCGGCAATCTTCTGCTGGATTTCCGGGTCGGCACGAAGTTGGGAAATGTAGCTGTCGTCTACGCCGCAGGCAGCAGCCACTTGACTTGTGGGAATGCCTTGCGCGAGTAGAGATACTGCGTAATCTTTGGGGGTCATTTTGCGGCTCCATGCAAGGGCTATAGGCTATATTATGGGCGGCGGGCCGGAGATTGCGCTGTTTGTAATCCTGTGAAAAGTTGCTAGTTAGTATATTTTTGGGGTGAAAAATTTAGAAAATTTCGGAGAAGTTCTTGTAAAAAATTTAGAAAATTTCGGAAGGCTTCATAGGATAAAGCGAAGCAGAAGAGCCCGAAAGGGGTCTTCCCCCTGCCTTTCTCTGAGCGAACGAAGTGAGCGATCTATTAAGGGGGGGGGGGGAATAAGAATCATTCTCACCTGGGGCCAAGAAAAACCCACGGTTTCCCGTGGGCTTCGTTGCGCTTGCGCGCTTGTGGGTTACAGAAGATCTAGATCAACCTCGGCCGTCGTCGGCTTGTTGCGGATCTGTTCGATCCGGCGCACAACGAAGGTGCCGAATTCTCCGGTCAGGTCCTCATCGGCAATCTTCGCCAGGATCTTATCAAGCTCTTCCGCGGTGTAGCTCGCATTCTTCGCGGCCATTTTAAGAATCAGCTCCTCGAATTTTCCGACGGCTTTCCGGTAGGCCGGATTCGATCCGAAACGCGCATCACCGTAGAATGCCCGGCGAGTTGCCGAGGCCTTCCAGGCGGTGGCGAGCTCTTCCTTGCTCAGCCAACCACTATTGGAACCAGCGGCCTGTTCCATCAGTGCGTCGAAGGTGAAGCGCATTGCGTCGATCTCGTTCGGCCAGGTGGTGAAAGAGGCAAGCGTGGCGGAAAGAATATCCTTTGCAGCCTTTTCGAGGACGGCATCAAGGAGACCAGCATAAGCCGGGGGAACCTCATGCTTCATGCGCTCCCACGGGAGCGCAGAGATGGCGATGGCAGCAGCCCGTGCAGGATTCTTAAAGCGCACGATGATGAGCCGCTCGTTGGTGGCGGGAGTAACGTTCTCGGGCTTGCGGGAAATGGTGATAGCAGTCATGACAGACTCCACTCATAGGACAGTAGCGAATTTGCTACGGTTCCCATTCTCTCACGCTGGCAAGCTACCGTCTAATTAAACGTTTTTATGAGCACATACTATCTATCTATGGCCGTGGGCAGTAGCAGATCATATCCATTCATAGATTTGGCTTATCAGCATAGGGCCAGTCTTGGCGCTACGCGCGGCCAGATTGCAAAAAGATTGCAACGAGAACTAAACAGCCCGTAAGCATATACCCATTAACAAGTGTCAATAAATGGCACTTAATTAAGTGTCAATTTAGGAAAGTCATGGGGGTACATACCCGCCCGGCACCGAGCATACATACTAACCAGCAATAATGCACACACTAATAGATAGTAATAGATAGATAGGTAGTAATAGATGATAGTATATATATGTTTTTTTATATAAAATTAAAGTACCCCCCTATAACCCAAAGACAAACGCCCTTCTCCAAACTACTTCTCTCGCAACAATCCTCTAATCTAGCGGCTTCGCCGCAATCCGACCCGCTCCGGCCCGACCCTGTACCCCTCGACCATTCCTGTTTTGACACTTGTTTAGGTGCCATTTCAAGACACTAACCTACAGTATACATGCCCCTTGCCCACTTGACATGCGGCCTTCAGCCGATATACTAAAGATTCCATCAACCCTATGGAGAACCTCAATGAATCTCACAGACCTAAATAAAAAGCTACCTGCTGGCATACGTGCAGTCTTTGTCCGCAACAAGCTACACTATGTAGTTCGCACTTCACACAAAGGAATAAAGCATTCCCTTGGAACATTCCTAGACCTAGATGTTGCCATCGCGAAGCTGGCAGAATTCAAAATAAAGAAGATGACCACAATCTCTACTGCTGAGCTTGAACACGTAGTGGATGATGTTACTGCATCTATTGCAGAGTCCTCACTTCTTACTGCTGCACCTAAAATAGTCACACCTGAGGATGAGCAGCGGGCCATTCTCCAGCAAGCATTGGATGAGCAAGGTCCGCATATCCTAGGCAACGGTAATAAGCATGTACGCGTGGCACTAAATGATAAAATCCACATCATAAGTGCTGCCATAGTAGCAGAAGCATATCAGCTTGTATGGGGCATAGCTCCAGATATTCCCGGCGACGGAGCAGTTGCACCATTCGCCATTAAAGATGATGTTGGTGCTTCCCTGTTCTCTAGTGCCAAGCCTACAGACGAAGAACTATCTGCACTAATGAATAGCGTAAATGAGAGTGAGGACTAACCATGCTTCCTGTGCAGCTTCGCTGAAGCAATAAACAATTGATCGCAAAACAAGCACACTCATGCTCCCTGTGGTATCATAATGACTGGCCGCACTTCGTGCCGACCACTTGCTACCTTCTTATTAACTAGCTTGCACTTCTTAAGGAACTACCATCATGACTACCACTTCTGCTGATCGCATGTTCATGACTGGCTATTCTGCCTATTGCGAAGGCTATGAGCTTCAAGATGGATTCAGCATGGACAATCTTGATGCACCGCATTGGATTGCTGGCGGATCTACGCAGTGGAGTGTCGGAGGATCATTCACCATTTCTTCTTTCTGGGTCTCTCTTTCCTATAATCGCATTTCCTAAGGAGCTTACCTATCATGCTTACTGATTTCTTCATCCTCCTTGGCATGTTTGCAGCCTTTGTCATTGTCTGCTTTATTGCCGACGCCCTTGGGCTTTCCCTGTTTGACCGCGATAACTAAGGAGTAACTATCATGACTGCCCGTTACGCTGAAATCTTCGCACTCTTTACTCGTGCTGCAACTCACATGCGCTATCCTGCCATGCACATGCGCACCAAGAATGGAGATAAGGTCCGCATCTATCTAGCCACTAAAGGCTACATTGCCATCAAGCTCAATGGAGGATACATTGGTAAGCTGCCGGCAGCCGATAAGAATATCATCCTGTATGACTGGCCACTCCGCAACAACGCTGAGCTAATGAGTGAGCTTGAAGCATTCATGGAGCAGCCCATCTCTGAGAGTGCCCTTCATGGCAAAGAGTATGGACGTTGCTGCTTCTGCAATCGTGAGCTTGATAACGAGGGCAGCATCTTTCATGGTTACGGCCCTATCTGTGCAGAAAAGTGGGGACTTCCTTGGCTGCCTGTCATGACAGCTTCTGATTGGCTTGATTGTCTCTAACGATCCAGCTTCGCTGGCCTCCGAGCAAAGCGATCGTGAGATTGCGAGAACCTAACGCGGCAAAGCCGCCATTACTATTTACTTAGGAGCAAAGCATTATGAACCCCCGTCTTATGGCCCTCGTGCAAGCTGCCCGTGAAAAGCATGCTGCGCAACTAGCAGCCAAGCAAGCAGCGCCGGCACCTGTGCAGCCCGCAGCGCCAGCACTCAAGCAGCTTGTAGAGGCGATGAAGCCTGCCGCTGGCGGCATGAGCTTCAACAACGAGCAGCTTACTGCCATTGAGCTTGCCCTGCAAGGTAAAAGCTTCTGCCTGATTGGTGCAGCAGGCACAGGTAAAACTACTGTCACGCAAGAAATCATTTCTCGCTTGCAACGTGCCAGCCATGTCTCGCCGCTTGCCGATGATACCAAGCATCTTATTCGTGGCAACCCAGGCATCGTTATTTGTGGCTTCACCAACAAGGCAGTAAATAACATTCGCAAGAAGCTGCCCGAGCACTTGCAAAAGCACTGCCTCACAATACATAAGCTGCTTGAATACGCTCCGGTATATTACGAAGTCATCAATGACGAAGGAGTGCCATCAACTACTATGCGCTTTGAGCCGCTGCGCAATGGTGCCAACCCACTTCCTCATATCTCAACAATCATCTTTGAAGAGAGCAGCATGATCGGCACTGACCTATATGGCCAGGTGATTGCTGCACTTCCAATGCTTAGCCGCACGCAAATCATCATGCTTGGCGACCTGAATCAGATTCCTCCAGTCTTTGGCCCCTCGATCCTTGGCTTCAAACTGGCAGAGCTTACTACGGTGGAACTCACCCACGTCTATAGGCAGGCTCTGGCCTCGCCTATTATCTCTCTTGCCACGGCAATTCGTACTAATAACCGGCCGGCGAGAGGCTTCCAGACTGGAGCTTGGCATGAACAAGAAGATATGATCGTGCCTAACAAACTGGCTGCGCCGCTGACCATTGATCGTGGAGAGCACGGCATTCTTACTATTCATCCATGGAAGCGGCGAGTCGAGAAAGAAAGTGCACTTGCCATGATGCAAGTCTTTCTTCCTAAGATGATCGAGAGTGGCCAATACAATCCTGATGAGGATATGATCCTGTGCCCATTCAATAAGAGCTTCGGCACCATTGAGCTCAATAAGATCATTGCAGACTTCCTCACCAAGCGCCGGGGCGAAACTACTTGGGAAGTCATAGCCCGGTATCAGCGGAGCTATTGGGCCGTTGGCGATCGCGTCATGGTTGATCGGCATGAAGCAACAATCACCAGCATCAAGCATCAGCATGGCTATGATGGCAAGCTGCCGCAGCCTGAAAGCAAGAACCTTGATCGCTGGGGAAACAATCCTGACCTTCCCCCGGTAGTCAATGGACTTGATGACGTGCTTAGCGAGCTTGATCGCCTGGGCGGCGGCGATGAAGAAAGTCGCAATCTCTCATCCCATACGATCGAAGTCTATATCCCTGACCTAGATGAAACTCGTCTCTTGACTACGGCAGGTGAAATCAATACCATGCTGCTTGGCTATTGCCTCACCATCCATAAATCGCAAGGCTCCGAATGGCAGCGTGTCTTTCTTTTCCTGCACAATAGCCATGCTACCATGCTCAGTCGAGAACTCATTTATACTGGCATCACGCGGGCAAAGCACAGCCTTTACATCATTACCGAGGGAGACTCAGCCACTCACAAGAACAGCCTAGACCGTGCTGCCGACCGGCCGATCATTCCGGGAACTACACTCCCTGAGAAGATCGATTATTTCCGGGCGAAGAAGTCTGCCACCATGTCGGAAGACTGACCTTCCCTTACTATCTGCTAGGAGACTTACTGTGAAAACAGCTACTATTTATTGCCAACGATCTGGCATTGCCATTGCACAAGTACGTACCCTGTGCGTGGATGGTTTCCCATTCATCAAATCCATGGAAGGATTGCTCTATCATCCCATCTATAACAAGAATCTAGACAGCTTGCTTGCCTTGCTGCGTAAAGATTTGACTGCGGCGCGGGAAGCAAATTGGACACTTTCTGAGTCAGCGGCCCAACATGCTGCCCTTTGCATGAGTGCCATCCTTTACAAACTGGGCGCATTGCAAGATGACTATGCTTGCCTGCCTTGCGATAAAGTAGTGATTGGCTCAGGCAATAGGCTACTTGCTCTCACAAATTGGTATCACCATGCTACATCTAAGCGCCTGCAACTTCCTCGGTATAGACCTCATCGCGATAACATGAATGTCGGATGGGACAATCTATCTGGCTGGCTGGAAGCATGCGAGGAAGTACGCAATACTTGGGAGACTGGCAAGGATGCAAACAAGAAGGCAGCAGAACTCACGGAACTGACTGCAAAGACCCAGCTCTCTGTGCGCACCAAGCGCAATGACCTGCCGGGAACATGGAACTGGATTGCAGTGCAGCTATCTGGTAACTATCCCGATGGGCGCATCCGTAATTGGAAAGACCTTTGGATGAATGGAGACATTGAGCAGGAGAACTGGTGCCTTGATGATGTTGAGGACCTGATGTTTGCCATCACTGAATGTTGCGATGTAGGCAATGAAGTCATGCACTATGTCTCTGGTAGGCTCAAGCACCTTAAAGAAATGATCCGGGACTTCTACAGTTCCTTTACCATCCTCTCTACTCGCAGCGGTGATGCTAATGCCCATCCTGACTTGACTGATGCAGAGCGTGCTAAAGAGAAAGAGTTCTTCAGCGAGATTGATGAACGTGCCAGCAAACTTACTGAGCTGCCACCCGACCCGCAACGCAAAGACTTTGCCAGTATGGCACTATTCATCAAGGCACAAGCCCAGCACCGCTTGCTTGCCCGTCGCTTCTCATTGCAGCAATCGGCTACGCCGCAACCTAATTAATGCCTAGGAACTATCATGCTGTATAACAACCTTGCAACTCCCGATCGTAGCAAAACTCAACTCGCCCAACGTGTTGCTTGCTTCCCTTGGAATACACTTAGCGAGGCTGCACGTTCCCTCATTCACACTCATCACATCAAAACATTTACAACTGGCGAGCTTGAACTGCTTGAAACCAATGAAGGAACTATCCGCCACGGTAAGCATGAATACACTGTGCGATGGGCATTTAATTGTGTGCCAACGCGCCAAGAGTGGGAAAACCACAAGGGGCGAGGTGGTCTGGTAACTGTAGAGTTTCGGGCCAGTCCTGCAATCGAAGGATACAGGGTGGCCATTCTTAGATTCAAGCATGAGCAGAAAGCATAACCTCAAATGAATGGGCGGGGTTGACATCCCGCCTGAAGGGTGTAGCATACACATCACTCGCTCAACACAAAGCGAGCCGCAGATTTCTTCCAACCGCAGTAACAGCAACTACTAGGAGCATATCATGCCCGTAGCTCAGACGTACAAATTCAATTTTAAGAGCAGGCGCATCACCGACGAGTCTGGCAACGAGATCGGCCGCACCAAGAAGCAGCCCAGCCTGACCGTGGATCTTCCCATTCCCAGCACGGATGAAGTTATCACCATGCTGCAAGCTGGCGGCGCAGAAGCTGTTCTGCTGATGACGCAGATTGGTGACACCATCTACCAAGCTGCTCGCGGCCAGTTCGATGAGATCATCGAGCAGTTCGGTGACGATGACAGCAAGGAAGTTACTGCTGACATGCTCAACTACGATCAGCTCTCGATCAGCTACCTTGCCAACCTGCCGCCGTCGTCGCGCGGCGTGCAAGCTATCTCCGATGAAGAATGGCAAGCCTTCTTCGAAGACTATCTTGCTGTCATGGTTGCCGCCACTGGCAAGACGGAAGATCGTATCAAGAACCACATCAACCTGTTCAAGCGTCCGCAGAAGGCGAAGGCGAACAAGGAAGTGCTCAAGGTTCTGGTCGATCAACTGGATATCTACCTTGCCAGCTCCGGCAATCTGGAAGATACCGGCACCTGCGCAGTTCGTATTCGTGACCGCTTCAACAAGTGGATCAGCGAACCCGAGAAGGCTGCCAACCTCGACCTCCTCTAATGCGCTAACGCGCAGCAGTCACTACAAGACTGGCCCCCATGAAAGTGGGGGTTTTTCTTGTGTTGATTACTGAGTAACAAAGTGTCCCGCTATGATGCTATCTGGAATGCAATCAAGCAAGCTGGCTACGTAGAAATTACGGTCAGCAAGGACGCTGCTCGCACCGTGGAACAAGGCATCAAGCGAGTAAAGACAGCAGAGAATGTAGCTCGTAGACTAGCAGGACTTGTTGGATGGAGCAAGCTAGTCGTTACTCGCACAGTCCTGTCTGCTACTCACATCAAGATACGTCTTGAGCTTCTATACAGAACGGATATATAACCATGAGATTCTGGATACCGCCTCTTAACGGGGAACAAGTAGCACGCACCAAGCTGTATCATACGGCGCGTGGAGTTAGCTGGTACATCAGGCAAGGGCCAAGGGCAAAACACCCCTTGGCTTTTTCATGGGCGCTTGGTTTGCAGTCTATTGACTGGTACAGTTATCCTCCGGCTTCGCTATCCCGCCAACTGACACAAGAAGTACTCATTGCAGTTGCCAGCTACTGGCGCGGCAGGCTAGAAGACCTTGATCTTCCAATGCTTGCCTTGCGCTTTGGCTGTCTCCATTCCTCACAGCACGAACTAGCCGTGCAGCTTATGAATGACGAAATACTACTTCCCAAGGAGTATAGAATGAAACGAGTTGATACCATTCCGCCTGACGTGCTTGATCGTCTCGACAGCCATCTTGCCAGTCTGGAACAGGCACTGCTGGATAAAGATCCCATGATGCCGCAGCATCTGCGCAACAGTCACAGCATCCTCATTTCCTACCCTGAGACTGTGCACCTGCTGGAAGACCATGAGATTGCACGACTCATCGACGCAGCAGAGATCCATACCAAGACGGAGATTGTCAAGGCTACAGTCAAGAAGGGCACCGGCACCCGGAAGAAAGTTGAGGTCAGTGACCTTTAATTATACAGAAAGTTGCGCTTTGCAGCCCTCTATGCCCTTCCTCCCTTCCTTTTAGGAGAACTTTTACCATGCCTCTTTTCAATCAATTCGAACTTCGTGCGCTGGAGTTTAAAGAAGATGCGATCTATCGCACCAGCGTTATCCGCACGGAATGGTTCGAGCTCAAGGACGAGCCTCAAGCGTACATTATTCACGCGGACAATACTGCGTGGTATCCAACCGGCGAAAGCCGGATACAAGCCACCAAGCCGGAATAACAACAAACTCTGCCAACTACTTGATGAGCAATCACGCCATGTTTGATGCCTATTCTAGCCATGACTCTGATAGCAGTGACGAGTATGACGACTTGCGCGCGCAGGTCAAGTTTGAGCGCCGGCTTCGCAACAAGCTGATGCGCCATCCCAATCCTCGCGATCCTGACTATCCATTTGACGATGACGATGATGCCTGTGACACGGAGGGTAATGATGATTACAATGGATGACATCCTTGCTGCCAGCGTGACTGAGGCGACACCGGGATTTGGTGCGGCACTCAAGGTAAAGAAAGATAACTACGCTATCCTTACCAGTCACCGCAACCTGACAACTTATAGCACGACTGATATGTTCCATGCTTGTCCGCGTAAGTGGGCAATCAAGAAGATGCAATCTGATGCAGGAACAGTTCAGCGCATCAACAGCCCCACGTTTGCATTTGGCCATGCTGTCGGTGCTGGCGTAGCAGTATACGATCAGACTCTCGATGTGCGTGAAGCTATCTGGGCTGCCTTCCTTGCATGGGACATTGACCTCCTTGAAGAAGAATTCAAGAATGAGCGAAAGACTGGCAAGAGTTTCTACGAGGCAGTGTGGGCACTCTATACCTACCGCACATTCCACCAAGAAGAAACCAATCTCAGCTACTACGAGGTGGTTAACATCGAGGCAGTAATGGTGGTGGATTTCGAGGATGGCCACTTCTACTCTGGCCACATTGACGAGGTTCTACAGCATCGAGAGACTGGCCGCTTCCTTGTGAAGGAGAACAAGACGACAGGCTTCAAGAATGTAGATCCCTCGCTCTATGGCAACAGCGATCAAGCTCTCTCATACAGTATCGTCATTGATATGCTTGGTGGCACAGAGTACGAGGTGCTTTACACGATCTACAGTGCCAGCGATCAGCGCTGGATTCAAATCCCCTTTCCCAAGACTGCGCTCAAGAAGGCGGAATGGCTGCAAGATCAGCTCCTCATCCACAATCAGATCGAGCAATACAGCGAGCTGAAGTTCTTTCCCAAGCGCGGGCGCAGTTGCTTCTCATTCATGCGCCGCTGCGAATACTACGAGTCCTGCGATCTGAACTTCTCTACAGTCTACGGCAAAGAGTTAGCTGATCTTCCCGCGATCACTGGCGTGGCTGACATTCAAGCACTTGAGCACGTAGACTACTTCACCACACTCACACAGATTACCAACCGCCAGAAGGAGAAACTGAATGAATCCCGCTAACGCTATCAATCTTGAACTCATGGCAGCCACTCTCGTTAGTGGTCCGCAGCATCCCAGCGTGGACTTCTACCATGCAAGCAGCGATGTATGTATCGGTGTGAGTCCTGTCCCCTTTATGGCTGAGGAAGGGGAAGATGGGCAAGAACACAGGCACTACGCCCTTGTTGTCTATGGCCCTGCTGACAAGCTGCCCAATACGCAAGAGGCTGTGAAGTTTGCAGAGGCTGCCATCGGCTCGATGATCCTGCACAGCTGTGCAGTATCCATGCGCGTATTGAAGGAGCCGCAAACAATGGAAGATGGCGTGCTTATCTATCCCGTTGTCGCGGTGGTCCCTTTCCTCTCACTGCCTAGCGATGACGAAACTGCACACTGACCTTTAACTTCTGGAGAACACGTCATGAAACTTAGCGATTACTCACAGACCACTAAGACCAAAGCCATTGTGTTTGGCGCTCCGAAATCTGGTAAGACTGCACTGGTAGGCAAGCTCGCAGAGCGTTTCAAGCTGCACTGGTTTGACTTGGAGAATGGAGTTAAAACACTTTTAAACCCAGCAATTCTTGCGCCGCAGTACAGAGATAACATCAACGTAATCTCTATTCCTGACCACCGCCTATATCCAGTGGCGATTGATACAGTTCGTGAGGTTATGCGTGGCGGACCAAAGAAGATTTGCCAGGCACACGGCAAGATCAATTGCCCACTGTGCGCTAAGTCAGGAGCCGCAGTAACTGAGATTAATATTCTGGATTTTGGGCCTGACGATATTCTTGTGATTGACAGCCTGACGCAGCTTAGTAACAGCGCAATGAATCGTGCAACGCTAAAAGAGATTTCAAAGCCAGGCGGTGAGGAGTACCGTGCAACTTATGGAGACTATACCATGCAGGCGGCGCTGCTGGATCAGGTGCTTTCGTTTGTGCAGGTGGTGGATGTAAATATCGTTGTTATCAGTCATGAGACTGACTGCGAAACAGTAGAAGGAAAAGAGCGTATCGTACCTGTGGCGGGTACCCGTAATTTCTCCAGAACTGTGGCTAAGTATTTCGATACTGTAGTGCACTGCACTATGGTAAACAAGCAGCACAGAGCCTTTGCAAGCACCAGTTACAGTCCTACTATTCTTACTGGTAGTCGCCAGCCTATTGCGGTGGACGAACTTAAAGGGGCTGATCTGTCCCTCATTGGATTGTTCGCTAAGGGGGCTTGACACAGCTGGGCAGTATGCTATAGTGCTTGTACCTTACTACTACAAGAGGCACACAATGACTTCTCCTTGCATACTGACCACTCACTGCAAGACACATTTTGGGCATGGCCAGATAAGAATTAAAGGCGTGTTACATGCACACCATCGTGTTGCATACTGCAAAGCTCATGGACTGCAACTGGAGGAAATAAAAGGAAAAGTAGTTAGGCATACATGTGACAATCCTGCGTGCGTAAACCCTGAGCACCTATTACTTGGAACCAAGAAAGACAACACGCAGGACATGATGGCGCGAGGCAGGAATCGCTACAAAGAGCAGAGGGGAGAACAGATAGGAAATCATAAGATATCTGAAGAGGATGTAAGAGCTATTAGATCCTCAAAGAAAACGCAAGTACAGCTTGCAAAGGAGTATGGAGTTACACAGGCAAACATATCTTCTATTCTTTTGCGCAAGACTTGGAAGCATATATAGCCTGCACGTAACGCATAAACTCGACAGCTTTGTCCCTCTTGACAAACCTCTTGGAGCATGTATCATGAACATCACTGCCACACTCAACGATCGGGAAAAGAAGTACGGCAGTTTCGCAGCAAACGCGCACATTGCACAAGGCATGAAGAATGTAGCTCGCTCTACTGGCGGCTGGTACGATCTTCCCGAGGATCAGCGAGAAGCACTTGATATGATCTTTAACAAGATTGCCCGCCAGATCAACGGTGCCAAAGACTACCCGGATAACTTCCACGACATTGCTGGCTACGCAATGCTCGCGGAGCAAGAAATTCTCTCCCAACTCCGGGAGAAATCGGAAGGTGAAGCCGACATCTTCGCCAATTTGAAGTAATCACTCCCCCCCCCCTGAAAGGAACCTGTACCATGTCCAATGCTGCTTTCACTGACTTTGACTCCCTGCTCAACAGCTCGATGGATGATCTGGATGATCTGCCCCCTGTTGGTGTGCCGCCCACTGGCCATTACACTCTCGTCGTTACTGCCGAGCGTGTCACGCCTACTGAGGCTGGCAAGAATGAGTACATCAAGTTCAGCTACGAAGTTGAAGCTGTCAACGAGGTGAAGAATCCGGAAGAAGAATCGCAAACTGCCGCCGGCATGAAGTTCTCGCAGATTTTCAGCCCATTCAAGAAGGATGGCACTGTGAATGACTTCGGCGTCGGCTTCCTCAAGGAAGCTATCGCTCCGTTCGCTGCGCACTTCGGCACTCGCGGTATCGGTGAAGCCTTGCAAGCAATCAACAAGGTGTCGGTTGCTGCCTCGCTGATCCGCAAGGTTGACAAGCGTGACCCGGAGCGCTTCAACTTCTCGCTGAAGGATGTGGTTGTGCTCTGATAGCTAACCGCTAACTCCGCCTCGCCCCTTTGGCCACAAGCTGATCGGGCGGGGCATTTTCTTTTGGCCTCCCCTACGAAGCTAAACGAAAATCTGTACCACGTAACAAGGAGAATTGATTGTGACTACCATTGCCCTATTTGGCACTGCCGATGACCGTGCATATCTTCCGCGCTTCAATGAACTGATTGCTCCCTACGGCTGCAAGGTGTCACTGTCTCCAGAAAGCTACCTTGCCAGCATAGCTGCAAAAGTCAAAGCAAATAGGATTGACTCGATCATCTGCTCCTGTGCAGAAACCATGACTGTGCTGCTCACAGCACTTCCTGATTTCCGCCACCCTCTCGATAAGCGTGGCAACAAGCGTAAGCTTAGCCTCGATGACTATGCAGGTTCATGCTTTACACTTGCTGCTCACAAGCTGGGAACAGAAACTGATGTGCGAGTTCTCATTCTCAACCCGCTTGCTCACCTTGTCCGTGTGCCGGAAGCTCGCTTCATCTTCAAGCGATTCATTAGCAAGATCACTCGCCCGGATGTTTGGTTTCCACAAACTCCATTCACTTGGGAAGTCTGGAAACCTGAGAACTCTGCTGCCCTACTTGCTCGCTTCTCCAATGCCAAGCTCCTAGCTATCGACATTGAGACTTATCGCGGCGACCCGGAGCGTAGAATTCACTGCGTCGGTTACTGTGGGCTGTTTCCCGATGGCTCCACCCATTCCGTAGTTGTACCCCTCAAAGATATGCTGGCCCACGCATTCTGTCGTCAGCTCAATCTTTCGGCCCCAGGCAAGATCTTCCAGAATGGACTATATGACAACCTCTACTTCCTGCGTTGGAACATCCCCGTACATAATTGGCTTTACGACACGCAACATCTCTTCCATTCTTGGTACTCAGAACTGCCGAAGCGCTTGGATTTTATTACCGCGTTCGCAGTCAGAGATGTACGTTATTGGAAAGACGACAGTGCCGGCGGAGAGTGGGAACTCTTTGAGTACAATGCCCGCGATTGTTGGGCAACGATGAATGCGTTCCTCTCACTCCTGCTTGAGGCCCCTGATTGGGCCATCACCAACTACCTTGCTGAGTTTCCAATGGTCTTTCCCTGCCTGCATATGGAAGCTGATGGCCTCAGCCTAGACAGGCAGAAGTTTGACGAGGGCAAGGCAGAAGCTGAGCGCAAAGTAGAGGAGCGCAAGAAGAAGCTGACTGCATGGTTTGGCGAGAACTTTAATCCCGGCAGCCCGGACCAATGTAAACGGCTGCTCAAGGTGCTGGGCATGGGAGATGTGGAGAGTGCAGACGCTAAAGCTATGAATGCTTGCGCAGCGGTACATCCCTTCAATGAACTCATTGTGTCTGAGATTCTAGCCTACCGCAAACAAGCTAAGCTGCTCTCCACCTATTTCGTGTGGGATAAGTTCTGGAATGGCAGACTTTACTACAAGCTCAACCCTGCTGGCACAGACACTGGGCGCCTTGCATCCAGTGAATCTTCATTCTGGTGCGGCCTTCAAATCCAGAACATCCCGCAAGGCCCGGCAGTTAAGTCTTGGGTGAAAGCTGATGATGGCTGGCTCTTGGCAGAGGGAGACTATGCACAATCCGAGGCTCGCTGCGTAGGATACATGAGTGGCTGCGGTGCACTGATTGAGCTTGTGGAGAGTGACAAGGACTACCATAGTTGGAACGCTCACAAGTTCTTTGGTATTCCCTATGAGGAAATCTCAAAGCCGCTGCGCAACCTGTCAAAGAGAGTGAACCACGGCGCGAACTATTCCATGGGCCCAGGTGTGCTGCTGGAAACTATGGGACCTCGCTCCGTGGCGGAAGCTAGACTCCTGTTGAAACTCCCTGCCAAGTGGACACTCTTGCAAGTATGTCAGCATTTACTGCGTACATATGAGCTTACGTACCCTGAGGTTAAGAAGGATTGGTATGATGCCATTAAACGGGAAATCTCCATGACCAAGAAGCTCGTGTCTCCGCTTGGCTGGACTCGCTACTTCTTCAGCGATCCTCGTGCCAACAAGCCAGCCATGAATGCTGCCGTGGCACATGGACCACAGAACCTTAGCGTATCCATCATCAACCGCGTACTCTATAGTATTTGGCAGGATACAGTCTACGGCGATTTGCGCGGCCGGGTACGCCTCAAAGCACAGATCCATGACTCCATCTTCTATGCCTACAAAGGAGAAGATATTCCTGAAATCATGCGAGAGCGAATGAAGCATCCGATTCCTGTTACCGGAGTTGATGGTGTCCAGCGTACAATGCTGATTCCTCCTGACATGAATGCCGGGGAGGTATATTGGAGTCAGTTAAAATGACAATCTTTGACAAGTACTTTGAGTACACCGCAGATACCGAGCCACCTATAATCTTTCATAGATGGTCGCTAGTTACGAGCATTGGTGCAATGCTTGGTCGCCAGTTCTTCCTGCCATTTGGTGACTTTCGCATCGCACCTAATATGTACGTTATGTTAATCGGTGATCCTGGCACTCGCAAATCTACAAGCATCAAGACTGCCAAGCGGATAGTAATGGCTGCGGGCTACGATAAGTTCGCCGCAGAGCGTACATCAAAAGAGAAGTTCCTACTAGACCTTGAAGGAGTGGAAGGCGATGACGGTACTGTACTGGATAATAATGCTGCAATGCGTAACCTCTTTGGTGACGATTTTGTTGCTGGCGATCCGCGCGAAGTGTTCATCTGCGCAGATGAATTCAACGAGTTTGTTGGGAGCTCTAATCTTGAGTTCCTATCTCTCCTTGGTAATTTGTGGGATTGGGATTCTCCTGACGCGCCCTTCAAACAGCGACTCAAAACCTCCCGCAGTGTCACCATCTACCAGCCAACGGTATCAATCCTAGCAGGCAATACGCACGCAGGATTCAGCGAGGCATTCCCCCCGGCAGCTCTAGGTCAAGGATTCATGTCTCGCATCCTGCTTGTGTATGGTGAGAGCAGCGGCAAGAAGATTGCATTCCCTTCTAAGCCGTCGGAAAGTATTCGCAATGATCTTGTGGTGCAGCTTGCAGAAATGCGATCGCATGTACATGGTGAGGCTAAGCTCTCAAGCAAAGCCCGTGGAATGCTAGAAGTTATCTATCGCACGTTTGAGGGACTTGAAGATGCTAGATTCAAACACTATTCGACTCGTCGCTTCACGCACCTGCTCAAACTCTGCCTCATTGTCGCAGCGAGTAGACTCTCCACTGAAGTTGGCGCTGAAGATGTCCTTGTTGCCAACACTCTTTTGTCTTTCACTGAGCATCGCATGCCTCAGGCTATGGGAGAATTCGGCAAGGCTAAGAACGCCGACGTGGCAGCGAGGATCATCTCAGTGCTATCTGAGAGCCGTACGCCGCTAGATGTTGCAGCCTTGTGGAAGCAAGTGCAGAGCGATCTGGACAAGCCAGAAGACCTCAACAAACTTCTGCAAGGTCTGATTCAAGGCGGCAAGATTCAATACGTTCCACGCAGTAAAACGAATAATGTGCAGGGCTATCTCATTGTGCGTAAGGCACTAAGCAATAGCAATGTCTATGTGGATTACTCACTTCTCAAGGAGGCAAACAGTCATGTTGTCACTATTAAAGCGGTTCGATAAGTTCCTCAACTCTTTTCCTGCTGGCCGCAAGTACCATAAGTGGAAAGCCAGCAGTGAGCTGGAAGCACTGGAGCAGCGGTACGCAGAGGTGAGCTATGAGCTTGCCAGCCTTGGCAATGAAATCTCTCGGCGTAAAGGATTCTTGAAAGATGCCCGTCGATCCAACACACAAGTACGTTGAGCAGGTCCATCCCAAGACTAGTCATCTTGCAAGTGAAGGCTGGAGATATGGATGCCACTCAAGCAAAACTGGAGCAATGCCACGAGGCACGCAAACTGCGTACAATGCGCACCCTTGGAATGTGAATGGCCCTGCATGGGTAGTAACTGACTGGAAGGAGATTAACTGTGGACACAATGAAAGACACAAAGATGCAGCCTGCGACGGATGCAGTAATCAAGGAACTGCGTAAGGTGATTGCTGACTGTTATTGGCCTACACCTCCTGTAGCCATTAACGAAATTCTCAACCGCCTCGAAGCGGCTGAGAAAGAGCGCGACGCCCTACGCAGCAAGATCGAAACGGCTGAAAACGACGATGCTCATCAAAAGGCCCTCGCAGCTAGTGCATTGCGTGTGGCTGAAGGATGGGAAAGAAAGTGCGGCGAACTGCGCGCCAAGATCGCAGAAATGGAGCAGCAGGGGCCGGTTGGCAAATTTACCCAGCATCCAAGTAACGGGCTGTGGGAACAGGATGGATATGGTGATAACCCCGAGGCACGCCCGCTCTACGCCCTTCCAGGCGCACAAGGAGAAAAAGATGTTTGCATGGCTGAAACGAATTTTCGACCGGAGCGCAGACCCAGTGCATAGCTGCGACCTGTACCGCGACAAGGAAGCTGGCAGTTGTGCCCATGTGGATGGCCCGCTCTGCGATTTCCCGGAGTGCTCGATGCTAGCCGACTACCGGCAGCAAAAGGAGAAGAGAAATGAGCAATGAATTCGTACGAGAAGAACGCTACATCGTTTTCAAGACATCCGATCTGGGGAACTCACTCAAAGGCGACGAAATTCGCAGGCTGGCACGAGAGTACGCGGAACAGCGGCGTCTGAAAGGCAAGAATCCCCTTGAATGTGTCGTGGTCGAAAAGGACTGGCCTGAGTACGAGCCGACGTGGAAAGCGATCGAGGCTCGCGTGTCTGGCGCACAAAGCGCGCCGAAAGCGGTTGCATATCTAGACCTAGGTGTAGGGGGCTACATGGACATCGGCACAGACCTCACGGACGAAGAGCTTGATGCCATCCCTAAGGGGCGTCACATGCTGGGAATAGTCGGAACGTATGGGATTGAGGGGTACGTTCCAGCACAGCCCGCGCTGAGCGTGCCGGACGCCACATGGCTCCCTGTGCCGGACAAACACCCAACCTTTGACCCTGTTGATCTGCAACTAGCAGACGGGTCTGTGCTGTGTGGGTGCGTACCTCAGTCTGATGGTGATTACTGGTGGGAAGGGCCAAGCGGGGAAGTTTTTATTGATCCGAGATACGCGCCCGTTACTCACTGGCGACTTGCAGCAGCACCGGAGGCCAAACCATGACCCTTTTCCTAGACATATTCGGGAGGCCCGCCCCAATCGGAGTACGCGAAACGCTCAAGGTGCTGGACTGCTCCGACATCATGGAGTTGGCAGGCATGTACGGCGAGGCGAGGGATCGCGGAGATCGAAAACTCATGGATGTCATCAATACGCGAATGGGCGTCGTTATCGAGGAACAAGGACTTTCTGCGCTGGAGGCCAAGCCATGAGCGGAGCAATCATAGCAAGCGGGATCTGGATCGCACTGGCAATTTATTCCGGGCTAAGTAAGATTGCTGAGGCCATCAGGGAGATCAAACCATGAACCCTTACCAACTACTCTTTGGTTCCATGTGGCCGACAGCCCCGAAGCATGAGCAGTTTCCTGGACGCAATCCACAAGAAAAACAGCATGAGGAAATCATAGACCTGACTCCCCCGGATGGAGGAAGAAAACCAAATGCATGGTATCGCAAAGACTTCCAAAATAGCTGTGTCAACTTGCTTCGCCTAATCAGTCGCACTCCCGGACTTACTCGTTACGGCATCAGTACCATACTTGATCGGCCCAGCACCCATCTAATTCCTGCCCTACAGGGGCTTCACAGAAGCGGCTACATTCACACATTGGAAACTGCACAAGGACGTGCCGCTTGGTTTATCACGGAGAAAGGCAATGACTACCTCAAAAACTGAAACACGATTCCAATCGCAAATCCGCAGCTTCAACAAGATGTATAAGCTGGACTGCGAAGATTCTCCCAAACTTCCGCACGGCTACCAGAATGCAGCCAGGCGAATTTCAGACTTCATGAATATTCTGCAGGAGGAGATTGAAGAAGGCACTGCAATCGTTGACCAGCTTCAGAATGTGGCGCCGATTCAAGAAGTACTTGCCCAGATTGCAGATTGGCTTGGTGACATTCAAGTCTATTGTGCAAGTGAGATGCGGAAGTTCGGATTGGACAATGACGCCACGCTTGGAATCATCATGGCCAGCAACTTCTCCAAGCTGGACGAGGATGGCGAGCCTATCTATGACGAGCGCGGCAAGGTGCTCAAAGGTGTGAGCTTCTTCCCGCCTGAACCTGAACTGCGTGAGCTGATTGGCCACCAGATGCTGGAAGCTGCAAAGCAGCAGATCGTAGAATAAAGAAAAGCCCCCTTCCCTTACGGGTTGGGGGTTTCTTTTTGTCTAGAGATTACTCCTCCGGGTAGCGGTAGTCTTCAAGCATCTCACCTCCCATAATGCTGCGCAGCTTCTCAGCATATGGAGTTCCCATCTTTGCTGCCATCTGGTTCACGACACTGACACTTGAGTCGCGGCTCCACTGCTGCATTGCACGGTTGAAGTTCTCAATCCTACCGCCGCTCCGCGTATAGCGAAGCATGAAGTCTTCAAGCTCCTCGTCAGTAGGAACTTCATCGCCTCGCAGCTTAGTCTTGACAATCTCACCAAGCCGTTCAATGCGTGCGCGATCCATGGCATCATAAGTCTTCTGCCTATAGATAGCATTCAGGGCAACAGCTTCATCCATTGGCCGGGCGCCCATAAGTCTGGAAACTCCCTCAACGCTGAACGTCCGCTCAGCAAGAGCGCCGAGCCAGCTAGCATTCTGCATCTCGTTTGCTGCTGAGATTAGCGAGCCCTTGCTTGTGGTGCTCTGGCCTGCAAGAAGCTGAGCCATGCCTGCCAGTGGCCTGTTCCAGCCCTGATGTTCCAGCCCCTTGAGCAGCGCATCGCTGGCATCAACTCCCTGCATCATGTCCTTGCCCATACCAACCACTGCATCAATCAGCTTAATGCCAGCACTGACAGCAGGAACATCCAGCGGACTAACAGGTACGATAGTAAGATGGCGAGGATTGATGTCACCACGAGTAAAGAGTGCAGGAGAATCACCAGCAAACAGCGGCAATGCACTGGCCGTACCATACAACATCCAATCGCCAAGCTCCTTGTTGAAGGAGGGCAGTACACTGTAGGCATCTTTATGTTGCGGATTGCCTGCCATTGCTCCGCCAATAAGATGCGTGTTCACTGCATCAAAGAACGGCAGACCATTGAGGCCAAAGATAGTGCCTTGCAATCCGGCAAAGATAGCCAGCGTGCGCTTGTCCCCTGCCTGAATGTGCCTATGGAGCTGCTGAAGTACGTTGAATGCGTAAGTCTGAAACAGCGAGATGGCTGCACCCGTCGTACCCTGGAAGATGATCGGCCGCTGGCTAGTAACATAGTTGCCCTGCACCCGGTTAACAAAGGTACTGATATAGGCATTCTGTTCCTTGGTAGTCATCTTGCCTGCATCAACCAGAGGCTGACTGAGTTGTCGCATCACATCAGCAGACACGAAGCGCGTGACTTCCTCACTCATCGTGTTGCCAGTAAATTTGGCCGCCTTCTCAGTGCCCCCGTTGATCTTGTCCAGCCACGCCTTGGGAGAGATAGTAGGACGGAAGCTCAGATCATCAAGCACTTCATGGTAGAGCTGACTCACATCCTTGATAGCGCCAATGTCCTTATAGCGCTTGATTAGGGTTGCCTTGTCTGCGCCAAAGTAGTTGTTGATCCCATTTGCCAGCAGCTTAGTGGTCGAGGGAACACGGAGACCTTCGCGCCCCGGTACTGCCACCGTGGTAAGTTTACGCAACTTTCCCGCCAACATAGAGTCATTTCGGATCAGCTGCTTGATACTCGACAACTCAGTGCCCAGCATGATCGGAGTAGAAATCATGTTGATGAGCGAGTTGGCAAAGTCCAGCCGCAGCACCATATTAGCCAGTGCGAGGTTAGCCTTCTGCAATCCCTCACGCAGGATATTACGAGGATAGCTCTCGTTCACAGCTAGATAGAGTTCCTCATTCCGGTACGGCTTGCCGAGGCCAAACTGGTCACTGATCTTGTTAGCTTCCTCCCAGCTGATCGTGCTCTTACGTGCATCGCTGAATGCTTTGTTAAGCGCCTCACTGGCTTGGATGCTCAGCTTATCAACAAACTCGTTGAGACTATCCAGCAGCGGGAACTCTTGCTGTTTGGAGATATTCAGCGAAGTCTTAATAACATCGTCGAACGGGTCAGCAATCTTGCTCTTGAACCGCGAGCCAATACCACGCACGACAGACTCGGACACCTTGCGATACTGATCACTGAGGAAGGCAAGCTCAGAGAACGTTTGCCTGTTCTTCACCTGCACCGCAGTCCGCACAAACTTCTCCACACTCTTGGCATGGAACTGGAGATAGTCCTCAGCGATATTATCGAAGCGGGTCTCAGGGGCAAGTTCTGCCAATGCGCCTCGGCGAGAGAGTTCGCTGTTTACGCGGGACTCGTTCAGTGACATCTGGTAATCGTACTCTCCCTTAATCTTGAAGTAGGCATCGGTGTCAGCCTTGTAGAAGATGTCAAAGTCATTGCCAAGTCCCTCTGCAATCTTCCTCAGCTGCTCCTCATTGCGGGCCACAATCATGCCCGTGTCAGAGGCCAAGCCAATCTTCTGCTTGGTGCGCACGAAAGCATGATACGGATACTTCACCGTATTGATTGGCGGCACATAGACTAGCAGCTCGTTGGAGCCTTTACGCGTGAGGCCAGTAGCATTATACAGCACAGTCATCTTGTCCTGACGTGCCCTGTTAATACGCGAGTGCGTATCCAAGAACTCCTGCACACCTTCACTCTGAATCCTGAAACTGTGCAGGTCAGCATCACCTACGACCTGAGACAGGTATTCAAGAGCTTCATCTACCGTAGTGCCTTGTGCCCGAGCGAGGCGAGTTGCTTCCGTGCTCACCAGAGTCATCGGATCATCAGGATGGAAGGTGAAGCGGTACGGAGATTTACGAAGTGCATTGGTTAGAATGCCAAGCTCAGCACTTGCTTCTTTGCTTTCCCGTAGCTTGTTAATTGCAGGCGCAAGAGTTTCCACCGCCTCGTCGCGCAGACGCTGCGTTAGCAGGGCAATGTTCTTGCCGGTATCCTGTGCCCACAGGCGAAGCCTCTCACCATAGCCAGCGTTCGAGGCACCAAAAGCAGTAGCGCCTGCACCCTCAGTAGATGCAGCACGGGCAAGAGAGCTCTCACCTTCATGCAGCAAGTCATCAGCAGCAATAAACATGTCTGCATCGCTACCGAGTACAGTGTCTGCCGCCCGACTATTTACATCTTTACGGATGCGCAGTTGATATTCACGGGTGAGTTCTTGCGTGGCAAGATGGCTCGGCCCCATGTTCATCTTGTATGCTTCTTCCGGCAGCATCTTAGGAACCGCCCCGAAGTCCCACACAAACTCTACAGTCTGCGGATTGAGCGATGCGTTCGTGGGGAGCAGCCGGCCGGCGAATGGCTTGTTGTTTACAGATGCGAACCCGCGAGCAATCACGTCCTCGACCCACTCCTGCGTAGCATTGACGTGCGTAGCAAGAATGCGAGCATCAGGAACAGAGCCATTGCTGGCCTTCCAGCTATTGAGCTGATCTGCCAGCCAGTCGACTTTCTTCTGCTCTACAAATCTGCCGAAGTCCACAATGTCATCAAACTTCGTAGTCTTGTTGCCTTCCTTGAATGTGATCTTGCGCAGACTCTCAGGAGAAATCTCCTTTGCAATGATAAGTTCATTGAGGCGAGTGAGCATGGGAAGGTCAGCAGTATCAAGCACATCTTTGACGATGCGGCGAACGGCTGAACTATTCAGTTGGCTGGCCCATGCGTAACGAGCACTACTTTCCAGCGGGGAATCTGCAATCTGACTGGCGCGGCTTGGCACTTGCTTGAATCTGTTCTTGGCATTAGCCTCAATGGAGTCATCACTGAAGCGCAGCTTGTCATGTTTGAGAATATCACCAAAGCGGGGAACTGCCTCAGTGCTCAGACCGCCGTGCTCAAGGTCCACGAACATGCGATATTCAACAGGGTTCTCACGCACCCGTTTGATCTTGGCAGAGTAAGGATTAATGGCGTAGGTGCCATCAATCTTCTGAATCATGTCAATTTCAGGATTGAGGCGAAAGGCCTCCTTGACATTCTTAGCTCCAAGAGCTTCAAACGATTCAATCTTGAGGTCTGTGGGAACCACATCATCTACGAGCATGTACGGCTGTTGCGTAGTGTCGCGAGTGCGCTTAGGAGAGAAGAGTCCAGTCACGCGCTCAAACGGTGTAGCCTCCGGACCGAAGGGCTTGCTGCGCACATAGAATTTGCGAGCATCAAGTTCCATGCGCTCTAGATCAATAGCTCGAACAGTCTTCACATTGTTGAGATAACCATTCAGTAGCTCAATAGTTTCCGTGGGAGAGCGACCAGCCTCGCGAGCAGCAACAGTTGCACGCTGCATGAAATCAAATACTGCCTGCCCCCGGACAGCATCACCTTGTGCAAGCTCATTGAATTTGAGTGCGAGCTGATCCTTGCCCAGCTTTTCAGCAGACATGCGAGCACCCATCAGGGCGTCGGCAGTATTGAGTTCAATCTCCTGCATCTTGCCATCAACCTTGTAGCGGAAGGGCAAGTTGTTGAAGGTCTCTGGCAGCCGCGCAATGCTCTCTGCCATCACGAGGGCTTCCGTCCCCTTGTTAAGTCCGAGGCGCTGCGGATCAAAGACCACATCAGCGAGGCGCATCTGCGCATTGATTTCGCGCTCTGCACTCTTGAGGATTCCTCGCGCTGCCAGACTGCCCAGCGGTCCACCAATTGCACCAGAGATTGCAGTTCCAAGTCCAACGTTCCAGGTGAAATCCTTGATAGTGTAGTCATCAAAGATTGGCGAGTCATTCATCGTGGCAACAACAGCAAGTTCAAATGCAGTGCCAAGCATTGCCTGATCTGCAGTCTCCCAAGCAAGCTGGCCAAGGCGATTGCGAGACAGGATAGACTTAATGGCGCCACCGCCTTCAGCAGTTTCCTGCAACGCCTTGCGTAGGTATTCATTCTTGCGAGACGCTGTGAGATTAAGAGCCCGCCCAAAGTTGCCGAGACTGTGACCACTGCGAGCAAGTTGCAGGCCCTTCATGCCAATGCTGCCGGGAATGAGAGACGTGCCAACGAAGCCGACTACGTCAATGGCCTCCTTGTTCTCCGCATAGTAGTCCCCCATCTCGTTGCCCCCGAAGCGGCGCACAGTCTCCTCGTAGTCTGCCTGCTGCCCACCAGTATAATCTTGGAAGGTGTTGTAGATGCTCAAAGCACCAGAGATTGCAGCAGACGTAAGACCTTTGCCTAGCGCATCACTAACACGGGTAAGCGTGCCAGCTTGCATGTCGGTAGTATCAGTAGCCAGAACTACAGGGTGGAACTCGAAATCACTCATTTCATTTCTCCTTGCTGCCCTCGCAGCACATTGAGAGTTTCAGTCTCTTCTCCCGGCATGGGGAAGCCCATCGGACGCAAGAAGCTATCCTTGCGCGGCGGAATGGCAAGCTCTGCCAGCGCCTTCTTGACACTCATAGTATTCATCAAGTCGGCAGTAACTACCTTGCCGAACATGCCAGTCGTGCCAAACTTTGCCATGTAGCGAGACTGCGGCGGCAGCCCGAACAAGTCGTATTGGTACATGTCGCGATTCTTCATGGCAGCCGCAGTGTAGAACTCGCTGACTTGCTGGGCCGCTGCCTCCAGCCCAATCTCGCGCCGCTTGATTGCCTCTGCAACTGTAGCAAGTAGCTTCTGCTCACTGTCAGAGGTGAGGTTAGGCTGGTCAGGATCAAGGGCACCTTGCAGATTGGTGAGAGTCTTGACCACAATATTGTTGCGGAGGTTAGGCATCGTGCCTGCCAGTGCCTCGTCTGCCAGCACCTTGTACTGTGCTTTGTACGGATTGAATACCTTGTCCCACTGCGCAGCCATCAGGCTATTTGGAGACTGAGGATCGTTTGCAGAGGACGTGATGGCATTGGTGTATTGGTAGGTAGCCTCACTCACCAACTCCTCTGGCTTCTTCTTGAGGTTTTCAGGCCGGCGCGCGAGAGGTGCTGCAACCTGCTCGATTGCCTGCATGATCTCATTCGTGGCCTTTGCAGCGCCCGGATTGCTCTGCGCGAATGCTTGCATGTTGCCTTGCGTGTTCACGAACTGCAAGCTGTCAAGCAGCCCCTCACCAAGAGAGCCAGAGGTCACAGATTCAAACCATGCCTGCTTACGCTTTCCATCTGGCATGTTCTTCCACAGGGCGAAACTCATGGGAACTTCCATGCCGAGGAACTGCGAGACCCTCTGCGCGCTGGTATCGAACTGCGCAATGAAAGCGTCTTGTTCAGCCTTGTCCTTTTCCTTCTCCTTTGCTGCAGCTACGCGTGCGGCCCTTGCCTCTTGCCGATCCTCCAGACTCATCTGAAACTGAGCAACCTGCATCTGCTTGGCAAATGCTGCATCTTGGATAGCAAAGATGGAGTTACCGTGCTGGAACTCTTGCAGCTTGCGGCCCGCAATCTTGCTAATGTTGCCAATCTCAGCCTCACGCAGCTGCATCATAGCCTGCTGCACGCCCAGCTCAGCCTTCTTCATGTTGAGATCACGAGTAGCTTCGGCAGTATTCACCACCATTGCAGACTTGTGCTGCTGGAGCAAGGCTTGGCGCGTGGAGATGTTATCGGCAGCGGCCGCAGCCTTAGCATTCAGCGCGTTGTGCGTGTTCACAACCTGCGGAAGTTCAAGCTGCCCCAGAATGTAGCCGATCGGGTCCTGCAGAAGTCCTGTGCTTTGGATCTCCTGATAGCGCTGGAGCGTCTGCTTCTTGGCCTCTTGTGCAGAGTTGTATTCTGCCATGCTCTGTACTAGCTGATTGTTGAGGTCATCCTCGTTGAGGCCAATTGTAGCAGCAGCTCGTTCGCGCGCACTGTCGATCTTGAACTGAATCTCAGCTTCTTGTGCGGCAGCGACGCCGGCATCCATGGCTAGTTTCTGGCCAGCTTGCACGTTGGTATCCATCAGGCTACGCATTGCTGCGGTATCCTGCTGCATGTCGCCAACCTGTGCTTGGATTGTGCCGATGCGCTGCTGCGTGTTGCCAGTCATACTGGCTAGTAGATTATTAATGTCCACTTTGATCTCCTCAGATCAGTCGGGTTGCTGCTTGAGTCCTGCTGCCAGTGCCTGCACCGAGATTGGTTCCAGTTCCTGGCCGCATATTGTTTCCGCCTACATCGAGAGCCGCAGACTGCTGCGGTGCCTGCGCGGTTGCAGATTGGAGCATGCGATTGACTGCTTGTGCATTCTGCTGGTACGGACTGCCAACAATAGCTTGTGCAATCTGCTTGGAGATTGTACCTGTGAACGGAGTCGCAGGTAGCTGTGTCCCAATGCCGCCAGCAAGGCCGCCACTCAGTGCGCCAGTCAACGCATCTCCACCTTGAATTCCAGCACTCACACCACCAGATGCTGCACCTTTGAGGATGGCATTAACTGCTGCTGTAGTGCCTGCACTTGTTGCTCCAAGCGCGCCTGCAAGGTTATATTGCGGAAGTGTAGTTGTCGGGGAGATTTTCAGGCCATTGCCAATACCAGAGCTAATGGCACCAGTAATGCCTCCTGTGAGCAGTGACTTGCCAATATCCCCGCCAGTGAGACCAGCACCAAGACCGCCAAGGCCAGCGCCGTAGATAGCACCAGCACCAGCAGTTGCAGCTGCACCAGTTCCTAGCAGAGGAGCAATACTGCCAAGCGCATAAGGTGCGAGCAGCGCACCCCCAACTGCAAGAATAGGAGCTACTACACCTTTCCACCCACTGCTAGGGTTAGGAGGCATGTACGCGTTGACAGGTTTTACCTTGCCATCTTCCCCAATCGTGAGATACAGTTTCTGCCCGCCATGCTTACGGTCTTTGAAACCCACAATCTCCTGTGGAATACTCTGTCCCGTCTTGCGATTATAGAAAACTGGCTGACGATTAGGCCCAACAACATAGCCAATATCATCAAGGTCTGTAATCCCAAAAGTACCAAGATTACTAGCCAGAAGTTCATCCGCTCCCTGCTTGGAGACTCTCTGGTCTGCACGTCCCCCGCCCACAGCTTGAATGTCAGATAGTAGATTGCTGAAATCCGTACCACCAATAGACTGAGTGCCAAGAGCTCCATAGGTGCTGTCATTTGTACGAAGTGCAGAGTTCTGGCCAGAATAGTCAACGTACTCACCCGTAGGCTGGAACATTGCCATCTGCAGGATGCCTTCCATTGCACTGTTTGATGCCCCAGTTACGGGACGTTGCATCAGGGCGACAGATGGCGCTTCAGCTCGCCGGCCGCCCCCAAGGTTCAAATCTCTGACGGCCATCGTCGTCTCCTAGATTACTGCCAAGCAGTAGTGGAGAAATCAAGATCCATGATGTCCCCGTAAATATCATTTCCGATGTTGCCGAAATCATACTGCGGCACGTCGAAAGAGTAGTTATAGTAGTCTTGTGCGAACGGGGCACCAAGATCAACTTGCGACAGGCCGGCTGTTTGGTCAAAGACTGGCTGCGAGAGCATGAAACCAGCGGGACTGCTGCCACTCTGGTAGTTCAGTCCGCCGAGGCCTGCACTAGACTGCGGGCCAAAAGCACTGTTGGTATTTCCCGCAACTGCCTGAGCGCTAGTAGGCGAGGTGAACAGCCCGCCCACAGCTTTGCCAACCTCCCCAACCTTGTCGCCAAGGCCAGACAGCGGACCGCTCTTACCAGTCAGCATGGAAAGCCCCTGAAGAAGCAGGAGATTCTTGGCGATGCCTCCAAGATCGGCACCTTGGGTAGTCTGTGTACCGCGAGTAGCCTGCGCAATATTTGCCGCAGCCTGCCCTTGCGTCTGGAAGTTCTGCGCCTGCTGGTTGGCAACTTGCTGTTGACCTGCAAGAGTAGTCTGCTTGAGAAGTTCGTTGAGTGCGGCCTGTACAGCAGAGTTTCCACCAGAGCGTGCACCCATAGCATTGCCATAGGCAGCTTGCAGCCCGGGAATTTGGCCGCCCGCCTGTTGGAAAATAGACTGGAGCAGGGCATTGAAGTCCTGGCCTTGCAGCCCGGCGAGAACTTGCTCAAGTGGGGCAATGTTGCCGGGGCTGGTAGTAGTTGTGGCCCCACCAAATAGGGCTTGCCCGAGAGCTGCACCTAGCGGATCAGCGGCCTGCGGAAGGTTTCCTGTTGCCATGATTTACTCCTTATTGCTTTGTGACTTTTGCCTTCTTTTCATAGGTACGCAGAGCACCCAATCCCAGAAGGCCACCTAGAACGTAGACTAGAACATCAGAGTCCGGGGCGGGAGGCACAGGGAATCCGTATATTCCTGAAAGCCATTCTAGTAGATTATGCAGGATTGCTTGGTAGGCTAATCCAACACCGCACATCCAACCTACAAAGGGACGCCAGCCGGCAACAAAGATGCTCTGATGCTGCGCTTCCTGAATATTGACTTCGATCTGCTTGATGATTGTTTGGAAGTCTTGCTCTTGGGCAATGCGCAGGAGGTCAAGCTCTGCCTGTGCTTGCTTCTGCTTGTCCGGAATCCAACGCTCAATGAGACGAGCGCCAAGCTCAAGGATGGGAATGACTACAGGATTCATTCTGGGTACTCCGTGCGTGAGAGTTCGTAATGAGGGCCATCTCTGAAAGACTTCCAGTCACCGCCCCACACAATAGGAACCTTGAGTTCAAAGGCTGCCTGCTTGAATGCGCGAGAGAGTTCTTCATAGAGCGGCCAATCCCAGCGGACTTCGCCGGCCACCCAAGCGGCCACGTCAATAGCGTGCCCAGTAAGATGGCGAGAGCGTGTAGTGCGAGAAGCTCCAGCGCGCACAAGCTCGATCTGTTTTTCTCGTGTGCGTAGGCCCTCAGTTACAAGGAAGTCAATCTCTGTAACCTGCAGGGCACGGTGCGCTACGGCTACAAGGTCAGGATGCACACCCTCTAGGTTGCGAAGGCTGCGAGAAGAAAAGCGGAAAGTCATGAGTTAATTACCTCCAAGGTCAGGGGGAGGAGGAGAAGGAGAAAGAGTAAGCTCCTCAAACGCACCGTCAGAGTACCGAATCTTGAACACCGGAGCATCGGAGTATCCAGAAATGTCAATGTCAATCACTACTCGACTCACAGGCACAATGTTTAGCCAGATGCCACCAGCATCAAGACCAATGCCAACCACTTGAGTCAGCACGCCATCTACAGTAGGTGCAGATAGCTGCACAGTTCCACCAGTAGACAGATAGTAGGTTGCACCAAGGATAGTGCCTGCCATTCCGCCGCCGCGTCCAGACATGAATATGATCTGCCCAGTACTCCCTGCCGCCATTCCTGCCGGGTTGTCTACAATTCCATGAGCAGGACGAAGTAGCAAGGCATCCGCCTTTCTAGCCTTGATGATACCTGCGTCAACATAGAGATTGACGATGTTCCCGTAGACTAGGTTCTCTCCGGCCGTCGCAGTAATCTTATTCGTACGGGAGCTTTGCAGGCCAATGAATGGATCGAGCTGTCCAAGCTCCGTGCTGCTATATTGCACACTTCCCGTAAGCGTGGAGAGCTGCTGGGCAATGGAGTTCACAGCTCTGTAGACTGGAAGGACTAGGCCAGCGTCCTCATCTGTTAAACCTGCCGGATATACAGGCAAGCCAGAGTCGATTTGAAATTGTGGCATCAGATCCTCCCTGTCTGCGTACCCTCAAGTACGACGGTACTCAGATCGAATGTACCATGGACTACAAGGTTGAAGTTCTTTGCATCAACCATGCCCCCTACAATCTGATAGTTCATTCCTTGCTCAATCAGATATAGAGGTACGGCAGTGTCAAGATCCCTACCATTGTAGGATGGCTGCACATAGACATTGCCAGATACAAGCCCTTCTACCTCTGCGCGATTGAGCTGCACGTTGCGAGCACGGGAGAGTTGAATGCGGCCAATAATGGCTACTGCCTCATCTTGCGTATCGCGTGCCTGATCTGACCAGTTGGCGATCACTACTTCGCCATTCTGCTTAAGGAATGCCAGCCCATGTTGCGCAGCCACAAATGCGTTGCTCAGTCCATCTGTAGCATCGTAAGTGGTTAGGTCTGGATTGTCATAGCTGACGTCACCAAGCGCTGCATAGGTGAGAGCTGCCACCTCAGCACCGTAGGCATAATAGAAGCAGTCACGATGGACTTGCCGCAGTTTGCCCCAGCGCTTCAGCGCCAGATCATACACCAGAGCGAAGCTATAAATTTTAGGGAAGGACCCATAGCTGATAACAATGTAACGATTCCCGACAACTGTGAGCTTTGTATAGAAATCGAGATTAACAAGTCCTTGATAGATTTCTTGAAGATCGTATCTGTATCGTTCAATCTGGCGCCCTGCCAAAAAATCACTAACATTTGGGAACACAGACTCAGAGCTATTGAGGCTGATCGACTGCATCCCAGCTGTGGTGTATGCAAACACGCGACCAAGGGTGCCTTCAACAGTCGCCTGTTCATAGGACTCAAGGCCCCCGGCAGCAGGAATCTCCCTGAATACCCACGGGGAAACAAGAGACTGTGCATGGTAGTTAGCCGCCACACAGTTCTTATCCGTGAACATCATGAAGCCGCCCGGCACTCCAAGAACTGCACGGATGTTACCCTGCACGTCTTCCGGGATTTGATAGCCAGCACCAGTAAAGGCCCCGTTGGCATAGATGGTATAGTCAAATGCCGTACCATTGAAGAACGCCCAAGCGACTGTCAGCTCGCTATAGATGAGTAGGTAGCCACTAGATGAGGAGATTCCATCAATGGTACCGGCAGCAAATGGAAGATTGGCAATGAGGGCGCCGGCTGGAATCAAAGACTTGGTTGCCGAGTCCCAGTACATGATGCTCATGTCACTGTTATCTGTGGCCTTCAGGCGCGAAAAGCAAACGAAGGTCTTGCCATCTACGTAGCAATATGTTACCGCAGACTTTGTGGGATCTGAGCCAGCGGCCAAAGTCTTTCCAAACACGGCCGCGATCGGATCGCTAGACCACTGCCCGAGCGTCTTGTTGTAGACATAGTTCTTTCCGCCGGCCGGAGAATAGAGGACCGTGTTCTCTTGGTCATCTCTCAGGGCGAAAATGCTGTCAAAATCCTCATTGACAGTAGGTGCAATGAGTTGCCGATAGCCAACAGAGTGAATGCCCTCCGAGACGGGCATCACATTCTCTGCGTAGATAACTTGTGCAAGGTTGTAGTCTACGGACTCATCCTCTCCCATGAAAATGCGAGGGGTCCGCGGCGCGGAATCTAGGCCTGGAACAAACACTGCCCTCTGCGCCTTTGTGGAGACGAGAGGGAACAGTGCGTTATTCAGGGCAATCTTATATCTTTGGATTGCCATGATTTACTCCTTGTCTAGCTTCTTGTCGATCTTGTCCTCAATGCGATCTAGCTTTTTGAAGACCGCAGAGGAGAATTGGTGAAACTCATCTTTGGGAACATAGCGCATTGGAAGCTCTTCTCGCAAGTGTGCGAGGTCTGTTCGCAGCTCTTTGATTGCGTCCCATATTTGACGAGCAAACCACCCTAAGGCGGCAAGAGCACCGCCTAGGATGGAGTTGATGATGGATTGAGGTATCTGTTCCATATGGTGTCCTTTGTTGGCGGATGGTTGCAGTCCTGCCTGCGGCTGTCCAATATTTTCCGGCTACCTAGCAGCCCGAAAACCCGCATAGATGCTGGAGTGCTCCGGGAGTATTGGACAGAGGCGCTGGCTGCATTCATCCGCGCCGGTCCGCTGTATACCTGATGCCTGACTTCAGCGTGTAGTGCGTGGTGGCAATGTCGGCCAGTTGGAGGATGATAAGGAGATAAAGCATCGCAGTTTCAAAACCCGCTCAAAGGGATGCTGTTCATCGTCGGGGCCACGCTGTAGCTGATGGTGATTACATCCCCAGGCATCAACAGGTAAGTACCAACAGTACCTGTGCCCCCACCAGAAGCAGACGGGTTTTCTTCGATCCAGCTATCACCTTGCCGTGTAAACATAACCTGAGTCACTGTTCCGCCAATGACCAGAATCTTCATCGGGATTCCTTCGTTGTTGGTGTAGGCAAACGGTGATGCCCCAACAGCAATGCCAGCACGTGCTTTTGTTTTGAACAAGTAAGCAGCAGCGTCTAGGTCATACACATTGGCCCAACGAGTACCTGTGCCACTGTTGAAGAACCCGCCTTTTCCAGTTGCCCAGTTGTTTACCGCCACATCTTCAACGGTTGCACCTTGAGCGCCTGGCGCAATTTCTAAGCGCTCAAAGTAGCCGCCAGACACATGAATGCCACGGCTTGCTCCACTGATTAGGAAGTGCTTAGATGAGTAACAGTTGATGTAGCGGCTGTAGATGCCTGCGTCGTTGACGTCTTGGCTGGTGGCGTTGTGGTTTTCAAAACCAAGCCCAATGAAAGTGTTGTACCGGCAGGTGGTGCCGATAAGCAGACCGTAGACCGTACAGGCTTCAGGCGAGCCTCCTAAGAAGACGTTTTGATCACCTCCATTGGCTGATATTTGAATACCTATGCTGTTGCCTTCAGGGTAGGCAGACTCAATGATGTTGTTAGAGCACGCGCCTACACTGCCACCGGCCCTTGTTCCTGCCGTAAACCACATTCCGCGATAGGGGACTGAACCATCGACATAGCTGCAATGAAGGCGGGTCATTTTTGAAAGCATCGTCCCAGCAAAATGGAATCCCACTGTTCCGTCTACACCGTTGGATCCATTTACTTTGACGCCAAAAAACTCAGACCTTGCAACACCTTGGACGTATAAGCCCTTAGTCATTGTTGCGCCGACAACGCTAAAGCCCCCCACAAGCAGGCCATTCACAAACGGGTCAGACGGGCCACCAGCGATAAACGCATCGAAACTCAGAGCGTTGCCTGTGCCTGTGTATTGAAGCGTTACAACATCGGACCCTTCTCCCACCATGCAAAAGCCAGATGTTTTGATGTTGTTGAGGCCAGAGTATGAGTATGTCCCAGCAGGAAGAAGCAGGCGCTTATCGTTTGTAATGACGTAGTTTATCGCAGCCTGAATCGCGGCCGTGTCATCAGTAACACCATCGCCCACAGCGCCAAAATCCTTAACGCTCACCGACTCCCGCAGCTTGTCCTGCGCCGTGCGCACAACCACAGTGCTATCTGTGGCCCTGAAACTAACCAAACTAGCATCAGTTTCCACGTTGGCAATAGTAATACTAACCACCACTTCCACGTTATCTGTGCCGGCCGGCGGAGCCTCACTAAACGTGAGCACATCATCAACAATCGTGAACGTGTTCTTGTTCTGATATATGCCGTTGATAAACACGTCAATCAGAGCAGACGAGGGAACGCTCACATTAAGCGTGAATGAGGTCTGTGCACCAGTTCCAGATAAGCGCTGCACATAGACGGTGCCAGGCAAGCCGCCTTCACCAATGGCCAGCAGCGCAGCTTCAATTGCCTGGAGACGGACATCCTGTGCATTGTTTTGTGTTTGCAGATTTGCATCGCCTGCAACGCGATTGACAATCTCAGCATCAAGTCCATCCTGCACATCTTCAATGCGGGCGGTAATTGAGGTCTTGAGAGTGCGGAATTCAAGAGCGGCAGACTCCACGGTGCGGGATTCAACCGGCTCAGTAGTCTGTGTGGCATTCGGAATGTAGGTGGCCATGATTACCTCTATCAGGAAACATTACCCAGCAGGTGGCTGGAAATCAGCAGTTCTTTGAACGGACGCACATGCAACTCTTGGAATTGTTGTGCCATCTCCGTGAAGCCAGTGCGCGCAAACACGATGCCAGCGGCCCAAGCGGCAAGCTCGTCTGGGTACGTGTCAGCGATCCAGCTACTGTATTGTGCTTCGGAAGTCTGCGGGTTCTGATAGAAGAATGCAGTGGCGGCTCCAGTCGGCGCACTAAAGTAGACACGGAGAGTGTCGCCAACGAGCGTGTAGATGTGCGGACGGCGATTGCCATCAGCATCAAAGAGATCATCAGCTTCACGAAACTCAAGCTGCTCGACAGGCACGCTGGTCACAGCATCAATGCCGTGAATGAGTTTCAAACTGCGCAGGCGCAGCAAGGTTTGACTGATGTTAGGGAAGTCGTAGAACTGAGCGGTGCTGCTCAGAGCGTAAGTCAGCGGACCTTGGGCAAGGTCACGCGGGAAGAAATCAGTGTGATGAGCACGCAACGTAGCAGTACGAATTGCTGCCTTTGTCACACTTGAAATTTCCGGGCGGCGGGTCTGCTCAATTACCAGACTCTCGAGTTCTGCAAACGTTGTCATGCTCATCACTCCTTGATAGTTACTCTTTCAGGGTGCCAGCAGTATTGGCTGCGTCGTCAGCGGAGCGCTTCTGCAGCTCCTTGGCAGCTTCCACGGCAAGCGTCTTGGTGAACACCAAGCTGGTCGGCTTGTCAGCGACCTTGCTAAGTTCTTCGATCACCTCAGGATCGTCAGTAACAAACTGGCCGCCGAGGAACTTGATTTCCAGGCCATCAGGCATGATGAAGTTGGCGCCCGGGATCATATGATGAAACACGCGGGCATTCGGATTCTTGAGGGCGTGCATACTGGATGCAACCACTTCGCCGGAGCGAAGGACGGGCGACTTCTCAGTTGCAGCAGCATTCTGCACAGCGGCAGAGTTAGTCATTCCAACAGCCATGATGATTCTCCTAGGTTTTGGTAAGAACTACAGACAAAAAAGAAGGAGAGGCTTGGAACCTCTCCCTCCGGTACAACAGTTGTTACGACGCAGGATCAGTCTTTGCAGAAATCAGCAAGAATCGCGAGTGATCCTGCACCAGCTTGGTAGCCGCCAGCTCATCCATGGTAACTTGCCCCGTTGTCGCATTCGGAGTCAGCGCAGTCGCAGCGCCGCCAGTACGAACAGTAATCGAGGAAATGTAACCAGAATCAGTGGAGGCCATCCCCGGAGTGTTAATCTGGACGACGGCCATAATAATTACCTCTCTTTCCAACGTTGATTTGACAGGATCATTGACACTAGGGGCACACTAATACCATACTCCTTAGCCAACGCAGCCTGTGGCTCTCGTCTACGCGCCCGTATTTCTGCTGCTTTCTCGTACGTCATATTCTTTGCTCCCCAAGTATTTCCTACAGGAGCAGGAGTATTCCGCCCTTTATTGACCATGTCACGCATGTTCATACTAGCTGTACCAAGCATGAGATGGTCAGGGTTAATACAATTGCGCACATCGCACTTATGCATTACTACGAGATGCTTCATATCTTCCAAGCTCAGGCTGTGGGCCTCAGCATATACCAGCCTGTGGTGCTTAACCGTTTTGCGCTTTCCTCCGACAGTTAACTCAACGTGAGCGTATCCATCAGAGTTAGGCGCGTAGGGGGAAATCACGCAGGCAGTGGTTACAGGTGCGTAGTACATAGCTATCTCCAATTCAGGTTAGACGCTAGACACCCTGCTATAGGGTGTGAAGTTGGTTAAAAGGTTAGCCTGCGGCGGCGGCGGTAAAATTATACAGAACGCCGAAGGCCGCCGGGTTCTTGATGGTGCAGGTCAGCTCAGTGGTGAGCGTGCCGCCTTCAGCATCAATACCGTTGTCGACCAGCGCGCCAGCAGAGTTGTAACCGGCATCGCTCGTCTTGCGCAGGTAGGCCAGCGAGAAGGCGTTCAGGTCAGCAATAACTGCCATCTTCGCCCACATGCTGGCGCCGCCATAGGCGTTGAACAGCGGATGTTCGATCATCTCGAAAGTACCGCGCGGCGTGCGAATGGTGTCGATCTGCAGGCCCCAACCAGTTTCGGCAGTGGTGATCTGGTAGGTCGAGTTCAGACGTGCGATGTTGTGAACAACACGACGAGCAGTACCGCCGACGAACATGGTGCGGATGTTGCCACCCTTCGGATCGGTCACAGTCACCAGCGTCTTGTCCAGAGCTGCTTCCAACTGCGTCCAGTTCGTGGTGGCACCGAGAGTGGTGATGTTGCCAGAAGCAGCAGCATTCACGCGAGCAACGATACCTTCCATCGTGTGGAACGGCTGGCCATTGCGAGTGCCCATGAACTTCTGGCCGAAGAACAGAGCTTTCTCGATAGCCATGGCGTGCAGCGCAGCGCAGTCTTGC